TCATTAAAATTTTATCCCCACCCATAGCAATAACACTTGCAGCACTCGCCGCCAAACCATCAATTTTAACAGTAACCTTGCCTGCATAGTCTTTAAGCGAAGTATAAATAACACTACCAGCCCAAACATTACCACCATAACTATTTATCTTTACTGTTAATGGCTTTCCACCAAGCTCGTTTAAAACTTTCGTTACATCCTTAGGACAAATTGCATTATAACCAACCATATCATAAAACCACTGATCCTCATCATCCACAATATAACCATCAATCCTAAGTTCAGCCTCACCATTATTCATAACCAAATTTAAAACTTTTCTCAACCGTTACCACCACCATTTCTTTTTTTACTAAGCTCCTTGAAATCTTCAAGAGGAACATAATTAAGTGATGCCATGTGAACATCACCACCAGGTACTTTTGGCAAATCCTCAAATGCAAGAATGTCATTAACAGAAAATGAGCCAGTAAGCCACATATCACTATACCACTTACCTCTTGTTGCAAAATCACCCCTAAGCTCACCCATAATATTAACCTTAACTTCTAAGCCTTTTTTAATATCACTTATAAATAAGCCCTTATAAGTATAGTCCTGTTCATATTGACAGGAAACTGGGTGCAGAGAATTAACAATATACTCAATATCGTTCTGCTCATTGCTCGAATAACTCTGTTTTCCTGCATTTAGCTTGTAAATTGGAATAGTAAAAAATCTTGAAATATCCTCAACACTAATTCCCTTGCTCTCAATAAACTGCGAATCCTTATTGTTTATGCTAATTTGTTGATACTCAAGCCCCAAATCAAGCACCGCAATCCTAAAAGCATTATCAGCACCACTATGAATTTTAGCCCATTCCTCACGAATTTTGTCTTTCGCAGGTGTTTCAATTGAAGAAGAAGCCTTTAAAACTCCCACAGGTCTTGCATTTTGCGTATAGAATTTATTTTCATAAGTTTGTGCTGCTTGGCTTGTAGCAATAACCTCACTCGCACGTTGCAAAACAGAAATCCCATTGATTCCGTCCTCTGAATATGCCATAGGGTGAATAATTTCAAATGATTCAAACTTTCGTCTTTCACCAGTCTTAGGGTTTGTATAAATAAACCATAGTTTGCCATTATCATCAAAAATATTTCTAACATAGTCAGGTGGCAAGGGTAAAAGCTCAACTGGTCTGCCATTTCTATCACGCATAATAAGCATATATGCATTTCCCCAAAGTAACCTCTGCGATTCTATTAACTTTTTGAAAATAAATGGTGTCATTGCCTCGTTAGGTCTAACCTTTAAAAGGTCAGTAAACGGATGGCTTATATGCTCTTTGGTTTTACTATCCATAGCAAAAACAGGCAACTTGCTAATTGAATTTGAAATAATCTCAACACAAGCATTTACAGCGGACAATTTCATTGCCCTTGTCTGTGACTTAGTAAACATCTGACCGACCCCGCTCCACCCCAAAGGATTGTCAAATGTCAAAGAACTATTTACAACCACCTCATTTCTAACTTTTCTTATTGCCTTGTCGAATATCAATCTTCATCACCCCCTTTTATAAGTAAAATAGCACCCCCAATGCACATCACCCCCCAACATATAAACCCTGCAGGCTTATAAATTAAAAAGGCACCGCTCGAAATCGAAACGGCACCAACTACTATAAGCACATCAGGTAGAACCTTTTTAATTTTTTCTAACACATTACAGCCCCCAATCATCACTCATTATTTTTGCATTTATGTCAGTAGAAATATTAAGCATTGCCCTAACGTGGGAAGTAGCAAAAGCAACAAGTGAATCTACCTTATTTTTTGTTTTTGATTTATCAATCTTAACATTCCCAGCAGGGTCAGTTGTTTCAATAGCATTATTTATAGCCGCACGAAGGACTGGATTCCCACCATGAATAATTTTTCCTTGAATAATCAATTTCTTTAAATCCTTAATAGGCTCACTCATAGTTGCATATCCTTGCCTAACCTCAACACAGGTAACACCCTCATTTGATATATTATTTGCAAATTGTGTTGCATTCCAAGGGTCATAACACATTTCTAAAACTTTAAATTTTTGACATAATTGTAATATATAGCTCTCTATCCACTCATAATCAATAACCTCACCAGGTGTTGCGGTCATATAACCCTGCCTAACCCATGTTGAATATGGCAAACCGTCCTTGCGTTCCTTTTCAAGCATGGTTTCTTCAGGTATAAAGCTGTGATTTACAATAGCATAATACCCATCAGGCAGACGAAACTCTGCATTTACACTTGCGGTGTCCTCTGTGGATGCAAGGTCAACACCTAAATAACAAGGCAAACCTTCAAGTTCAGGGAATGGCTTATCGCAAGCATCCCATTTTTTAAGGTCAATAAATCTTGTTTGTGCATTAACCCATATATTAAGATGCTTACACAAAAAATTATTAAAGGCACTTGGTATGCCCTTTGCAGTATTAGCTTTTGCACGCAAATCATCAATCTTTACACTAACATTAAGATTAGGGTTTGCCTTATACCACGTTCGCTCATCAAACGGATCATCACCTTCATCAGGCTGTGCAATATAACAAAAAAACGTATCATCATGCTCTATTCCTCTTAAAACTTTTCTCGCATATTCATATACCTCATAGCAAATTCCGTTTCTATTATTGCCAGCTGTTGTAACAATCCAAATAACAGGCTGTGTCCTTGCACCAGTAGCAGTGTCTAAAACATCAAATACATCACGAGTTTTATGAGCATGTAGCTCATCAATTAAAGCAAAATGAATATTTAAGCCATCAAGCGTAACCGCATCAGCAGAAAGAGCCTCAAACTTACTATTTGTGCTTGGCATATTTATATTATTTGTCAGAACATCTATGTAACGTCTAAGGCTTGGCGAAGCTTTAACCATTCGCTTAGCCTCATCAAAAATAATTCTTGCCTGGTCACGTTTTGTTGCAGCAGAATAAACCTCGGCACCAGCTTCACCATCAAGGCTCATTGCATCAAGTCCAGTTCCTGCTGCCTTTGTTGATTTTCCGTTTTTTCGTGCAACCTGTTCATATGCTTTTTTAAAACGCCTTAAGCCTGTGACTTTATGTTGCCAGCCGAAAACAGAGCCATTACAAAAGCATTGCCAAAGTTCAAGTTTAATTGGTGTCCCTGCCCATTCACCTTTTGAATGATTACATAAGTTAAAAAAATTGATATGTGTTTCAGCAAGCTCCACATTGAAATAATATGGGAAACTCGCCTTTTGAGATTTTTTAAGGTCATTCAAGTGCCTTTTGCAAGCGAGCATTACATCTTCGCCAACAATAAAATTTCCAGCAACAACTTCTTTTGCATATTGAGTTGTTCTATCCTGCATTATTTTTTACCCCTCTCACTAATGTTAAAAATGGATCTTCCGTTTCCTCTTCGGTATCAACACTTAAATTTCGCCTTGACGAAGGTGTAAGTCCAAACTCACGCCCATACCTTAATAAATCGTCCATAGCTTTATTTGCAATGCTAACCTCAGGGCGAGCAAGTATATTTCCTTTGTCAGAAGTATAAGTAAGTTCATCAAATGTTCTAAGCTTTTTCTCGGCTGTAAGCCACCTGTCATAAGCCTGGCAATAAGAACTAAGTATTGTCATATCGCACTTGGTTAATAAATTAGCTTTATGCAGTATCGGTGCAATACGCTTCCATTCCTTTTTTGCGTAGGTACCTAAATATGGAGGCGGAGCAGGAACTTCATCATCAATTGGCGGTTTAAATTCTTTATCATTGCATTTTCTCTTACCAGGGTTACCCTGCAAATCATTTAATGCCGATGGCTTTTTAGATGGCCCACGTAATCCCACAACACCACCCCCCTCTCTATCATTTTTAAAAAACATCTGTTTATTAACATCTTTTCATTTTTACTTTTCAATAAATTTCTAACTCTTTATTTTTGCTTTTCAATAAATTTCTAACTCTTTATTTTTATTATTTTGGCTATACCCCACCCCTAAAACTTGCGACCGCCTACGCAAAGCTTGGCTACGGTCAACGTGTCGGCAAGCAAAACTTTCTAAACGTGGGGGGCTATCTCATAGGTCTACCGAATCCACCATCTTCTTTTACTGTTTTGGTGTCATGACAACCCTTACAGAGTCCTTGATGATTGTTAGAATCCCAAAATAATGTCATATTTCCTTTGTGTGGTTTGATATGGTCAACAACCGTTGCCAAAGTATGAATATTTTTTTCTAAACATCTAACACAAAAAGGATTTAGCGAAAGAAATGTTATTCTATATTTCCTCCACTTTGCACCATAGCCACGTTCAGCAGAATTTCCTCTTTTAGTATCATAATGTTTAGTATGAAGTTC